GCGTCGACCGGGTGCTCTCCCAGCTCGAGAGTAACTACGCCGGCGCCTGCGTCGACCGCGACTGGACGGCGGCGAACAAGGCTACAGAGCTCGAGGGCCGGCACCTCGGCATGTTCGCGAAGAAGTTCGAGGTCGACGTGTCGATGTCGCTGGAACAGATGATCGTCGAGGCTGGCAACCAACCGCCCAAGCCCGAGGAGCCGAAGAAGTGAAGACGGCGCCGGAGGTGATGCGCGCGTGGCAGTCGGACCCGGTGCTGTTCGTGCGCCAGGTGTTCCACGAGGAGCCAGACGCGTGGCAGGAGGACGCACTGCGGTCGGTGGTTGAGAACAAGCGCACCTGCGCCTCGGCATGCAAGGGCCCAGGCAAGAGCCGCTGGGAGTCCTGGTCTCTTTGGCATTTCCTGTTCACCGGCGTCGATTCGCAGGCGATGGCGCTGTCGATCACGAAGGAAAACCTGCGCGACAACCTGTGGAAGGAGCTCGCCGGAAGGTACCAGCGGTCGCGGATTCTGCAGTCGAAGTTCGACTTCCAGAAGGAGCGCATCGTCTCGAAGGAACGGCCGGACACCTGGTGGATCTCGGCGCGAGCTTTCGCGAAGGACGCCGACCCGGAGCAGCAGGCCAACAGCCTGTCGGGNTTCCACGCCAAACGCGTGATGATCGCNATGGACGAGGTTGGCGACTACCCTCTCGGTGTCGTCGCCGCGGCCGAGGCCATCCACTCCACCACCGACACCTACGCGCGCACCATCGCCGCCGGCAACCCAACGAACATCCAGCTCGGACTNGGCGAGATCGTGCACCGGCAGCGTAGCCGGTGGCANGTGATCTTCATTACCGGNGACCCGGACGACCCGAAGCGGTCGCCGCGCATCGACCTCGACGAAGCCCGNCAGCTCATCCGCGAGCTCGGCCGCGACCACCCCTGGGTGCGCGTCAATATCCTCGGCCTGTTCCCCCTGCGCGGCACCGACACCCTGATCGGCGCGGACGACGTCAACCTTGCGATGGACCGCGACGTGCGCCCGGAAGTCATCGCCGGCGATGCCAACATCTTCGGGCTCGACCCGGCCAGGTTCGGTGACGACGAGCAGGCGATGATGCGGCGCAAGGGGCTGGTGGCCTGGAACGGNGACTCCCCGGACAATCACGACCGCATCNTGTGGCGCTGGCGCAACCTCGACGGACCGGGACTCGCGGTGCAGGTGGCGCGGGTACTGCAGCGGTTCGAGGACCGCGGAGACCCCGCCGACATCCTGTTCTGCGACGTCGGTGGCGTCGGCGCGTCGGCGTTCGACCACCTCAAGGTTCTGGGGTGGGGGCACATCATCGCCGCCGTCGACTTCGGCGGCCGCCCCATGAACCCCGAGAAGTACTTCAACCACCGGGCTGAGATGTGGGCGCTGATGGCCGAGTGGCTGCAGAAGCGNCCGTCGTCGCTGCCGGTCGACCAGGTGCTGGCCGCCGAGCTCGTGGCGCCCAAGTACAGCTACCGGGTGGTGCAGTACCAGACCCGCATGATCCTCGAGTCCAAGGAGGACATGAAGGCACGCGGGGTGTCGTCGCCGAACAGGGCCGATGCGCTCGCGCTCACGTTCGCCGGCCCGGCGTTCCGCCGCGCGAAGAAGCTGTCGGCCGAAGAGAACCGCATCATCCTGCCCGAGACGCGGGTGGGTCCAAACATGGCCATCACCGAATACGACCTGACATCATGAGGTGACCAATGGGCGCCCCCAAGATCCCAAAGCCGCAGAAGCCACCAGCTCCGCCGGACACCGCGAAGGCGCAGCTAAACGCCCTCGCGTACGCCGAGCTCGAGCGCCGCATCCGCTCGAGCCAGGGCCGGGCGGGGACGTTTCTCACCGGGAAGACCTCCTTCGCGCCGGCCCTGACCGGCAAGGCGTTGCTGGGGCAGTGACATGAGCAACAGCCAGCTGATCGGTGAGCTGAACAAGGGGTGGGACCGGCTCAAGTCGAAGCGGTCAGAGTGGTTGGAGGACTGGCGGTCAATCTTCGAGCAGATCTTGCCCTACCGGCCGCGGTGGAACCTGAGCGACAAGAACAAGGCGACCGCGAAGGACACGGCGATCATCAACTCGACGCCCACGCGCGCCATGCGGACGATGTGCGCCGGGTTCATGTCGTCGATCACCTCTCCGAGCCGCATCTGGTTTCGGCTCGCCGCCACGCCCCCGGGGCTCAGCGAGGCGCCTGCAGTCAAAGGCTACTTGGCCGAGTGCGAGCGCGTCATCCGGCAGGCGCTGATGCGCAGTCGGTTCTACCAGCAACTGGCCCAAGCCATCTACCCGGACCTCAGCTGCATCGCCACCAGCTGCATGTTCGAGGAGCCACACCGGAGTGGCGGGGTGCGGTTCGAGGAGTTCCCGCCGGGCGNGTACTGCCTCGACGTGAACAGCGAGAACGACGTCGACACCTGCTTCCGGGAGTTNCGGATGTCCGTGCGGCAGTTGGTGCAGGAGTTCTGCACCCGCGATGGAGCCGAGCCCGACCTGTCNGCGCTCTCGGTGTCGGCCCAGGACGCGTACCGTCGCAAGCAGTACGACCAGGAGTTCGATGTCCGCCATGCGGTGTACCCGCGGCGAGACTACCAGCCGGGCGCCATCGGTCCGAAGGGCAAGGCGTACGCGTCGCAGTGGTGGCAGGTCGGCACGGAGGTGCGCGAGCTCCTGCGGGACTCGGGCTACGAAGAGAACCCCATCATCGCCCCGCGGTGGAACGCACGCGATGGAGAGACGTACGGCCGCGGCTCGCCCGGCTGGGAGTGCAAGTCGGACTGCAAGGCGCTGCAGCGGGCCGAGCGCGTGAAGACGAAGCTATTCGACAAGGCGGCCGACCCGCCCACGGTGGCGGACGAGTCTCTGCGAGACGGCCGCGTCTCACTCGTGCCTGGGGCGGTCAGCTACGGCAAACGTCACGGCACCGGCCGTCTCGTAGAGCCGGTGATGGAGGTGCAGCCGGGGCAGATGGAGGCCTCGAGGGGCAACGTGGACGACCACGAGGAGCGCGTGCACGCCGCGTTCTACAGCGACCTCTGGCTGGCGATGCTGCGCGACGAGCGCGCCCAGCCGCGGACCGCGTTCGAGATCTCCGAGCGGCGCAACGAGATCAGCGTGCAGCTCGGGCCGATGCTGCAGAACCTGAACACCGGGCTGCTCGAGCCATCAGTGACGCGCACCTACTACACGCTCGATCGCGCGGGGTGGCTGCCGGACCCGCCCGAGGAGCTCATGGGCGAGTCGGTGACCGTCGAGATGATCTCGGTGCTCCACCAGGCGCAGAAGATGACCGGCATCGCCGGCATCCGGGAGCTCATCGCGAACGTGATGCTGCTGGCCCAGGCCGGCAAGGTGGACGCTGTCGAGAAGCTCGACGCCGACAAGATCGTGGACGAGGTCGCCGACATGCTTGGCGTGCGCCCCGAGCTCGTGCTGGACGAGAAGAAGGTGACCGCCGTGCGCACCGCGAAGGCCGAGCAGCAGCAGGCACAGCAGCAGGGGCAGGCGATGCTGGCGGCCACGGAGGGGGCCAAGAACCTCGCCGGCGTCGAGCCGCAGCGCCTGCAGGACCTCGCGGGGATGATGGCGCCCGTCGCTGGGCTCGGTGTCGGTAACGGTGGTGCCGCGTGAGCTCGAGGCTGGAAGACATCCTGGTGGAGCGTCTGTCGAAGGACGAGGCAGAGGTCCTGCGGGCGGTGATGCAAACCGAGACCGGTCGCAGGTTCGTGTACGAGGTTGTCATCGGCTCCATCTGCAAGTGGGGCTGGCGCTGTCTCGACCCCGCGATCCGCGAGGGAGGGGCGTCGACCAGGCACTCCGACTTTCTCGACGGGATGCAGGAGATCGCTCGCCGGCTGAAGTACGAGTCGCAGATGCACTGCCTCGAGTCGTGGCACGCGGCCGAGGCTGAATCGAACGGACGGGCGCGGCATGCAGCCGCGCTTCAACGACAGGAGAAACCCAATGAGCGGAACGACGGCTGACACCACCGGCACCTCGGCCACCACCGGCCAGGGCGGGACGGTCGGCGCTGGCGCCAAGCCGGCGGCGGCAGGCGACCAGGGCGGCGGGAAACCGGCAGAGCAGGGAGGCTCCTCGACGAGGACCTCGGCTCTGGACGGACCCGGCGAGGGTGACAAGGGCACCCAGACGAAACCCTCGGGCAAAGAGGCCGGCGCGGGAGCGCCCGCAGATGGCGGGAAGGGCACCGATGCCGCCCTCGAGGTGAAGTTGCCCGACGGGGTCGAGGCCGACCCGAAGGTGTTGGACTGGTACAAGTCCGCAGCGAAGGAGGCCGGGCTCAACAGCGAGTCCGCGTCCAAGCTCGCGGAGGGCTTCCTCAAGTTCCAGCAGGGCGCCGGCGACGCCGCCGTCGAGGCCTGGAAACAGCAGGGGAAGGACTGGTTCGACGACCTGAAGGCCGACCCGAAGTTCGGCGGCGCGAATCTGGACGCCAACCTCGCGGCGTTCCAGGCGGCCGTCAATCGATACGGAGGGAAGCAGCTCGCCGCTGACCTCCGCCAGTACGGCGTGGACAACCTCCCATCGCTCGTACGGGCGTTCGCGGAAGTGGGCAAGGCGATCCGCGAGGACACAACCGCCGGCGCTCGGGGCAGCCAGGTAGGCGCTGAACTCACCGAGTCCGAGCTCAATGACGCTCGCTTCCCGAGCTCCAAGGGAATGGGGATGGGA